TCCCTTGATGGCTGGGCCAGGCTCGACGTTCGAATCGAGAGATTGATTATCTGACTCTTTTTTGCTGCCTCCCTTCCAAAGCCAATTGCTGCTGACTTTTAGAGCTTTAGCAATCTTTTCAACGTTCTCTTGGCGAGGACTGGCGACGGCATTTGTTGCGATCCTATGAATTGTTGGCTGAGGAACGCCAGAGCGTCGACCGAGCTCACCTTCGGATAGGTTCAGTTCAGCCATGCGTTGAGTGATGCGGTCACCAATCACTTTTTTGCCCTTGATTCATAAACGTATCGAGGATTGTATTGAATGAATCAATACGTGTGTGTATTGTTGCGACCAATGCGAAGGCGCATCGGTGAATAAGATGACTATCCAAGAAATGCTCGCGGAGTTACTGGAAGCTGGTTTATCCCAGCGGGTAATTGCGGAGCGCGTGGGAACAACGCAGCCGACTATTAATCGGGCCGCGAAAGGTGCAGATGTTCGATATGTAACTGGGAAGGCGATTGAGCGCTTATACATCGAAGTTAAAGAGGCTGGGGACATCGAACCCAAAGCTTGAAAGGGTGCCGGGCTAGGGCCTCTCACCATAAGAATCCCCCAGCCCAGCGGTGGCGATACGCAGCACACACCGTAACGCCACATGAAACACCGGCCTGAACCTCTCACCAAAGAAACTCCAGGCCGGAAGTAACGAGCTACACAAGGAATATGCAAGTCGCTACACAGCGCGTCGGCCCAGGACCTCTCACCATAAGAATCCCCTGGGCCGACTGGAACGATGAACCGTGCTGCACAGCACGATTCGCACAGCACATCGGTCGTGGTCGTAGAATAGAGCGTGTTGGACTCTACGGCCACACCGTAAACAGGGGATTTACGGTTATGAGTCGCACAGATCTTTTGCCGGACGCTGGTCCGGTCCTTTCTCTGCGTCATGCGCTTTACCGCGCCGGGCGTGATTATCGGGGTGGCATCACAGCCCTGGCTTTCGACATGGTCATGGATAACGACGCGCTTCAGAAGAAACTGAAGCTCGACGAAGAGCGCCGCTGGCTGACGCCGGATGAGCTGGAAGAAGTTGTCCGGCTGACGGCCAATCCATTGCTGTTGGATGCGCTGATGCGCCCTGCCGGGGTGGTTTGGTACAAGCCAGTGCCGGTACCAGCAACCTCGGAAGCGCTGAAGGCCGTTGGAAATGTTTTGGGTGAGACTGCAGAGTTCGTATCGAGCATGCATGAAGCTGCCAAGGATAACGTCTGGGAGCTTCATGAGGTCCTCGCGCTGGAGAAGCACGGAGCTGATGTGATCCGTGCCGTACTGGGCATCATGGCTGGTGCTCGGGAAGCGATGGAGGGTCAGGACAATGGCTGACGATATCGATCGCGCCAACGACCAGGCGCAATACCTGCTCGACGTAGCACTTCACCGTAGTCGCCGTGTGCCTTCGACTCGCGTCAGCGCTCAATTTTGCGAGGACTGTGACGATCCTATCCCGTTGCTTCGACAGCAGACGATTCAGGGGTGTCAGACCTGCGTCATTTGCCAGGGGTTGCGGGAGCGGCGCAGATGACTGATCACGACAATCGATTGCCTACTGCTGATTGGGCTCAGTTTTACGTTGATACGTTTGGTTTGGCGCTGGTTCCGATTGAGCCTGGTCAGAAAGGCCCGAAGGGGATGGGCTGGAACAAACCGGGTGGCTACTTCACCGATTCGGCGAAGGCTGCAGCGTTCTGGACAAAGAAGCCTGAGCACAACCTTGGTGTTGTGCTTGGCCCCAGCCGTATCTGTTCCCTGGACGTCGATGACGTGCAGTGGACGCGGCATGTTCTCTATGACCAGCTCGAAATTGATCTAGATGCAATGGCGTTGGTGTTTCCGACGGTGGTGGGCAACCCAGCGCGCTTTCGTATTATGTTCCGCGTCCCTGACGGTCTTGAACTGAGCCGTCATTCGCTGGCATGGCCCAACGAGAAAGACCCTGACGGATCGATACACAAGGCGCTGATCGCCAAGGCAAAAGCCGCGAAGGAAGCAGGTGATGCGGTGGGTGAAGCCGAGGCGCGGGCTGAGGCGGACGAATACCAGCGCATCACGGTGTTCGAGCTGCGTGGCGGGTTGGTGCAGGATGTATTGCCACCATCGATTCACCCAGGCACGGGTAAACCTTACACCTGGCGCACGCCGCCGAGTGTGAGTGATGGCTTGCCGATGCTGACTCCGGAGTTGCTGTCCATCTGGAACAACTGGGACATCTTCAAGCGAGATGCCGAGGCGGCGTGTCCATGGGCGCCAAAGCCGAAAAAACCGCCGGCCAAGGTCATCAAGCGTGCGCCACCGGCAGCCGGTAAGCCCTCGGTGATCGACGAGTTCAATCGCAGTCACGACGTTGAAGAGCTGCTGCGTGCCCACGACTACATCAAGCGCGGCAGTAAGTGGCTGTATCCACACAGCAGCACCGGGCTGCCGGGTGTGACGGTCAGTGATGATGGCAAAGTCTATTCGCACCACGGCGCTGATCCGCTCGCGAACGGGCACCAGAACGACGCGTTTGAGGTGTTCTGTTTGTTGCAGCATGGTGGCGACCAGTCTCGGGCCGTTAAGGACGCCGCACGATTGCTGGGGATGCAGCATTCTTCGCGACCGGACCCGCGTGATCTTCCCCCGACCCCATCAGGTGACCCGAGCGAGCCGAGCTGTGCGCCGGACGAAGGCGGCGAAGCCGCTCCGGCTTCTGACGGGGGGGCGGGGGAGGCGCTGACGCTTGAACAGATCCTTCGGCGGTATGCGCTGGTGGAAGGCACCACTCACGTGTGGGATTTCGATCAGTCGCGGGTGATGAAGAAGTCGGCGTTCGAAGCGCGTGTCGGCAAGCCGCTGGCGAAACAATGGGCGGAAGATACCGAGCACCGCAAGCTGATATCAGATGACCATGTGCGCGACATCGAGCAGTCGCGGCGGATGGCGGGCAAGAAGGGCGGAGCCTTCGGGATGCCGCCAACCGAGCGTTATGTGTACATCGATGGCACCAAAGACGTTTGGGATCGCGAGAAGAAACGCCGTGTTGCCGAGGGTGCCGTGAAAATGGCCCTCGGTGACACGTACCCATTGTGGTTGAACAGCAGCGAACGGCGGGTGGTTGACGTTGACCACATTGTCTTTGACCCGACGATGACCAAAGACCCGAGCGTCTACATCAATACCTTTGATGGTCTGCCACTGGAGCCGCTCAGGGACGATGCCGCATGTGCCAACTTACGGTGGCTGATCTCGTTTCTATGTAACCACGATGAAAATGCGGCGCTCTGGTTGACTCGCTGGCTGGCGTTTCCGCTGCAGCACCTGGGCGCGAAGATGGATACCGCTGTGCTAATGCATTCCAGCATGGAGGGCTCAGGTAAGAGTCTGTTTTTCGCCGATACCATGGGCAAATTGTACGGCCAGTACGCCGCGACAGTCGGACAGACCCAGTTGGAAAGTAACTTCAACGCTTGGCAAAGCCGGAAACTTTGGGCCGTGTTCGAAGAGGTGGTTAGCCGCGATCAGCGCTACAACCAAGTGGGCAAGATTAAGCACCTGGTCACAGGCAAAACGGTACGGATGGAATCTAAATTCATCAATGGCTGGGAGGAGTCCAACCATATGAACGCGGTTTTCTTGAGTAACGAGATCATGCCGTGGCCGATCAGTGACAGCGACCGCCGGATGCTGGTTGTCTGGCCCTTGGAGACTTTGCCGGTGGCGCGCCAGAAAGCCATCGGTCAGGAGTTGGAGCAAGGTGGTGTCGCGGCTCTTTACGGCTGGTTGTTGTCGGTTGATTTGGGCGACTTCAATCAGCGAACACGCCCACCTTCAACTGACGCCCGCGAACGCCTGGTGGCCTTGAGTCGGGCTGGTTGGCAGACGTTCCTACACCTGTGGAAATACAGCGAGCTGGGTCAGGGACTCTGGGGGCCGTGTCTTTCCACGGACCTTTACTCGTTGTTCCTGGAGTGGTGTCAGCGCAACAAGGAACACGTGATGAGTCAGACGAAGTTCTCGCTGTTCATCAATTCCGAAGTGGAAAAAACGCGATCGATACCTTGGACTGACGGCAGTAATCGCAAGTTTGGTGCGTTCTTCTTTCCGGTTGATCAGGATGCTTCTCCGCCCCCATCACTGAAGTCGGCCGAGCTGGGTGTAATGGTCGTCGCCTGGCGGGCAAGGGCGAAGCTGGCAGGTTGGAATGTGGACAGCTGGGACCACATTAAGGCGGCTGCCGCATGACTGCGCCTAAAAGTGTGTTGGGTGTGTCGGGTGTGTGTCGGGTTGGTTTTGGCTACCCAGCACAGTTTCAGTCCTTTGTTTGCGTGGGCTTCCGGCTGTTGTGTTGGGTGTGTTGGGTTTGGCGTCGCGGGCGCGCATGCGTGACGTTATTTGCACTGAAGACAACGGTAAAAGTTTTTTCTTATGCGAGGACAGAAAAACCCAACAAACCCAACACACTCAACTCAAAGTTAATAAGAGTATTGATTTTAAAGGGATTTATTTGTGTTGGGTTTGTGTTGGGTAACGGGTTTTCTGTGTTGGGTTCGGTTTTTCGGGGGGTAGGGCGATGATCGAGGCAATGGAAGTGCTGCTGAAGCACTGGGGCGAGCAACTTCGGAGTAATGGCGAGGTGGGGGGGATGGGTAGCCCGATGGCAACGATCATGGAGTGGGGCGGATGTGCACCGCGCGGCACTCCCGGGTCGCGGATCATTATGGGGGCTGGTGCCGGGCCTGATGCGGTTGCTCAGGAAATCGGTGCGGCTCTTTCCGAGATCGCTCGACAAGATGGGCGGGGAGAAAGGCTGCAACAGTTGGCGGTCTTGCGCTACGGCTACGACCCTGCGCCAACCTGGGCTTCGCAAATGCATGAACTGGGATATTTGTCCAAGGCGAAGCAAACCTACTACGACCTTGTGCACAGTCTTCATGTGCGACTCTTTGAGGTGCTGGCTGAACGCAAAGATGCACGTAAGTGGCTTACCGCTGGTCGGGGCGCTTTACCTCAAAGTCTCCTCAAAGTTGCGTCAAAGTTGCGTCGAGCCGGTTAACCGAAAATGCCCCCTTTTCGGTTCCGTACTCAGGGGGTAAAAAGTCACCACGATATGAATTCTGCGCCTCGGCGCTTCCCCCGAGCACGTGCTGTGCACTCCGTCCTGGCAAGCGCCGCGACACTGAAAACCCTGCCCTCCGGCGGGGTTTTCTTTTTGTGTTTGGCGCGCTCTTTCACTTGAGGCACAACATGACAAATGAGCAGCAAGCGCTGGCAGAGATGCCGATCTGGTTAGTGATCGTCCTGGCCTTGGTCGGCGGCGTATCCGGTGAAATGTGGCGAGCAGATAAAGACGGGGCGCGGGGCTGGGCATTGTTGCGGCGCCTGGCGCTTCGGTCCGGTGCCTGCATTGTCTGCGGGGTGTCGGCGATGATGCTGATGATCGGCGCGGGCATGACGATTTGGACGGCCGGCAGCTTGGGTTGCCTGACCGCGATGGCCGGCGCTGATGTCGCGATCGGGTTGTACGAGCGCTGGGCTGCCAAACGGTTGGGCGTCAGTGAAATGCCCGCCGAATCTAATCGTTCTGAATAACTCTCACCCAGCCACTCAATTAGTAGGTCTCCGGCAATGAATGAATCCAGGCAGCAGCAGATGCTTGCGGGGCAATCTTCCATCGCTCAAAAAATCTTTCGTTATGTACCCATTCAATCATGCTGGGCCGCTCGTGATATTCACGGCGCCGTCCTGGCGGCCAATGTCAGTGGCGCATCTGCCTACGCTATACGCCGCGCTCTTGGTGAGCTCAAAGATGCCGGGCTGATCAGGGAGCCAATCGGTGGAAAGTTTCAGCGGGCTATAGCCACACCCAAATCCAAGAAGGAGACAACCATGCCTCAGGCATCCAAGCAGTCCGTTGCATCGACAAAAACAACCGATGGCGCGCTGGACGTATTGGCAACCCTGTCGGGTGAAGTGGTGAGCCTGTCTGAAGAGTTCAGCAAGCGCATGAAGATATTGGCTGGCCGCATCGAAGAGGTAGCCCTGTCGGTAGAGGCGGAGCGCGAAAGTAATGCTGAAGCCATCGTCAAAGCCAAGCGGCTGCAAGAGGCGCTGCGAGAGTTTGCGTAAACACCCGCCTTTGCGGTCCGGGGATGGCCTACCGCTCGTGTGTCCTCGAAGTGCCACCCGCAGGTGGCGAGCAGGGGTAGGCGCACCGGTTTGGGGCGCCGAAAACTGCCGGGGACCCTGGGGTTATTCGGAGGGTACGGGGTCGGAAACCCGCGGGAAAGTGTTAGCGGACAGTTCACCAGCTTAGTGAACTGGGGTGAACAGGTGAACCCCCCGTATTCATTAGGTGAACAGGACATTCCATCATGACTGTAATCAGCAAAACGGAGTTTGCGGCACGGCGTGGCTGGGCGAAATCGTATGTGTCCAAGTTGGCCAATCAGGATCGGTTGGTACTGACTGACGATGGCAAGGTGGAGCTGGAAGCCACCGAAGCCCTGCTGGCCGAATCTGCCGACCCAAGCAAAGCCGCCGTTGCCGACCGGCACGAACGGCTTCGTCTTCAAAAGGAGGCTGAAATCGCCGTCGAAGAACCTGCGGTGCCGCAAGTCGGGCAGGCGGTGGACTTCCAAAGGTCTCGGGCTCTGCGCGAGCACTACCTGGCCCTGCAAGAGCAAGCCAACTTCCACAAACAGCAGGGCACCTTGGTCGAGCGTATCGCGGTGGAAACCGGCGCCTTCAACGCAGGCCGCCTGTTGCGGGACCAACTACTGGGCATGCCCCCGCAACTGGCACCGGAACTGGCCGTCATGACCGACCCCTGGCAAATCGAAAAGCACCTGACGGCTGCTATCCGTCGCTCGCTTGAGGATGCAGAACGCTTGTCCTCGGCGGATCTTGAACACGCCCTGACCACGAGTTAAACCCATGCCCACGGAAATCCCTGACGGTGCTGAGGTGTACCGGGAGGCGTATTTTCGTGGGCTGCATCCTGACCCGGACGTCTGGGTCGATGAGTGGGCCGACGAGTACATGCGTATCCCGCGTGACACC